GGCCAACAGGACATACCCATTCAGCTACACAATCAGTGCCGCAAACACTTGGGAGCAAAAAACTGTAAGTGTTGCTGGCGACACTACGGGTACTTGGTTAACTACCAGCGGTATTGGAATTGGTGTTGGATTTAACCTTGGTACGGGCGCAACCTATTCAGCCACAGCCAACGCTTGGACGGGGACTTCTTTTGTCACAGCCCCAACAGGCGCAACCAGCGTAGTCGGCACAAACGGAGCAACCTTCTACATCACAGGCGTACAGCTTGAAAAAGGCAGCACAGCCACATCGTTTGACTATCGGCCTTATGGGACGGAGTTGACGCTTTGTCAGCGGTATTATCAGAGGTATTCTTATGTTGGAATAGATGGATACGCTGGCGGCTCTGGAAGTGGCAATGCTTTGTCTAGTTCTTTTTGGTGGACAGTTCAAATGAGATCAGCACCTACTGTAACATTTGGTACTGCGGCTTTTTCAGGCAACACATCTAATACAACGCCAGATATAGCTGTTATTGCACCAACATTGTCATACTTACTCACGCAAATCACGCCAAGTGCTGCTGGACGGGCGTATCTATACAACCCAGTATTTGCGTCTTCGGAGCTATAAATGTATAAACAATTAATTAATCCAATGACCGCGCAAACTACTGAGGATGTGATTTTGCGTCTGTCCGACAACGCTTTCATCCCATTCGACCCAGCCAACACCGACTACGCTGAATATTTGAAGTGGCTGGCAGAGGGCAACACGCCAGAGCCTGCTGACGCGCCATGAACCAGATTGACGCAACAGATGCTCGGCTTGCAACGCATGAGGAAGTCTGTGCGCTGCGCTACCAAGCGATCCAAAAGAGCTTTGAGTCAGGCAGCAAGCGCATGAGCCGCATTGAGTACATCCTCTACGCGCTGATTGCTGTCACGCTGCTGGGCCCAGGCTTTGCCGCTGAACTGCTCAAGAAAATCCTGATGTAATCATGGACGCGCTGCCGCCACCACCGCCAGCAGCGCAAGCACCGGCACCTGTCTTTGAGTGCGTGCGGTGGAGCTGGTCATCAGACCGCAAAGAGGTGTGGTGCCTACAGTGGCGGGAGAAGAAATCTTGATCGATCCCGTAACCGCGCTCGCTGGTCTGCAAAGTGCCATAGGGCTTGTAAAGAAGGCAGCGGCAGTCGCCAACGACCTGGGTGGGTTGGGCGTGATGATTGGCCGCATGTATGACGCCAAAAGTCAGGCCACCAAGGCGATGGTTGAGACTAAGAGGTCAGGCAACAAGTCCAACTTTGGCGTGGCAATGCAGATCGAAAATGCGCTCATGCAAACCGCCAAGCTCGAATCAGAGCTTGAACTCTTGTATATGCAGACCGGAAATATTTTGACCTGGAATCGAATCAAGGCTAGAGCTGCGGAGATGGATAGGGAAGACGCCCACCTTGCAAGACAAGCCAAAGCAGATGAGAAGAAGCGCAAAGAAAAAGAACAAGAGATTCTTGAGATCGCTTTCGCCGCAGTGTTTATTTTTCTTGTAGCGGTCTTTGCAATTTTTGGAGTGAGCGAACTTATAGACTTCTGCGAAAAAACAAGAAGGTGCGGTTGATGTGTTCGGTCTACTCAAGTGGTTTGATGTTGGCAATGACTGGCGACTTGGGGTTGATCGTTTTATCAAATGCTGCGCTGCTGCTCTTGCAATTGATTGGTTGCTAGACTTGCTTTATATCTTGCCAGCCAATGATTCCAAACAGATCGTCAATTTTTTAGTTTCTAAACTCCCCTTCTAGGAATGTCAAATATGGATTGGCTAAAACAAATTGCACCAACGATTGCCACGGCAATGGGCGGCCCACTGGCTGGCATGGCAGTGTCTGCCATCTCCAGGGCCATTGGTGTTGACCCTGACAAGGTGGGAGACATGATCAGCAACAACAAGCTGTCAGCAGAGCAAATTGCTCAAGTCAAGATTGCCGAGATTGAGTTGCAGAAACAAGCGCAAGAGCTTGGCCTTAACTTTGAAAAGCTGGAAGTTGAAGACCGCAAGTCAGCACGGGAGATGCAAGCCACCACCCGCAGCCTGATGCCGCCAATATTGGCTGGCTCTGTCACTGTCGGTTTTTTTGCCATCATGACGCTAATGTTCTTCAACAAACTGGATGACAGCAACCCCGCTATCTTGATGATGCTGGGCAGCCTTGGAACGGCATGGACGGGCATCATTGCCTATTACTTTGGATCATCCGCTGGCTCACAAGCCAAGACCGATTTACTTTCTAAGGCAGGGCCAGTGAAATGAAAGATAACTTTGACCAGTGCTTGGCAGCAGTGCTGCACCACGAGGGCGGCTTTGTAAACCACCCGAAAGACCCTGGCGGCATGACCAACCTTGGCGTGACCAAGCGCGTCTGGGAGGAGTGGGTCGGGCATGAGGTGGACGAGAAGGCTATGCGTGCGCTGACCCCCGAAGTTGTCGGCCCGATGTACCGCAAAAAGTACTGGAACAAGGTCTGTGGCGATGACCTGCCCACCGGCTTGGACATGGCGGTATTTGATCTGGCCGTCAATTCCGGCCCAGGCCGCGCTGCCAAGATGTTGCAAAAAGTGCTAGGCGTGCCAGAAGATGGCATGATCGGGCCAAAAACATTGGAGAAGGCCACAAGCATTGATGTCGGAAAACTGGTCGAGGACTACAACGCCCAGCGCTTGACTTTCTTGCAGGCTTTACCTACATGGGAAACTTTCGGCAAGGGATGGGGTCGGCGCGTGGCCGAAGTGTCCAAGGACGCTGAAAAGATGATGGCCTGACATAAGTCGGTCACAAGCCGGCGGTATGCTCCGCAGGTTGCACAAACAAGGGCGACCATGAGAAACCCCGTAAAGAACATGCCCAGCGCTGAGCAAGCGCTTTTGTTCGACCAGTGCATGATTCACTGGCAGGAGGAGTTGTCTCTGGGTGATTGGCGCATCGAGCGCGGGTCAAAGCCAGCCAAGGGCGCAATGGCGTCTGTTGAATTTAACCAGCCAGCGCGGCTGGCGACTTACCGAATTGGCGACTTTGGCGCTGAGAAGATTACGCCACAGACCTTGAAGAAGACAGCGCTGCATGAGTGCTTGCATGTCTTGATGCACGATTTAATTGAAACCGCAACCGACAGAGGCTCATCAGCAGAGCAAATTGAAGCAGCCGAACACCGAATAATCAATGTGCTTGAGCGCATTCTGACGAAAGAATGAAATGCCTGCACCAAAAGTTACTGACGCCGAGTTTATTGAGCTTTGGAAAACCCTAGGCTCTGCCTCAAAAATAGCCAAGTTGGTTCATGTTGATATGTCTGGCGTCCACCAGCGGCGCAGATCAATTGAGAAAAGGTACAAAATCCAGCTGGTTGCAGAGGATAAAAGCCGAGGCAGCCGATTCACGCACTTGCAGACCGCCCATAATCATGCGGCGCGTCATCAACTTGGCATTGAGAACGGCGTGGTCATTGTGTTCAGCGATGCGCACTTCTGGCCTGGCATCCGCACCACGGCCTTCAAGGGTCTGCTGTGGGCAATACGCGAATTCAAGCCGAAGGCGATCATCAACAATGGCGATGCCTTTGATGGTGCGTCCATCAGCAGATTCCCCCGCATCGGATGGGATACAAAGCCCAGCATCATCCAAGAACTCAAAGCCTGCGAGGCCAGCTTGGGCGAGATCGAGGAGGACGCTGGACGGGCCAAGCTGATCTGGACGATGGGCAACCACGACAGCCGGTTTGAAAATCGTCTTGCCGCCAATGCCCATGAGTTTGAGGGAGTCAAAGGGTTTTCCCTTAGAGATCACTTTCCAGCTTGGTTGTCCTGCTGGGCCTGCTGGCCGACTGAGGATGTGTGCGTCAAGCACAGGTACAAAGGTGGCATCCACGCCACGCATAACAATACTGTGGGATCTGGAAAAAGTATTGTCACCGGCCACTTGCACAGTCTGAAAGTGACGCCATATGCAGACTACAACGGCAACCGATTCGGGGTTGACACCGGCACGCTGGCTGACCCAAATGGCCCTCAGTTTGTCGATTATCTGGAAGACAACCCAACCAACTGGCGCAGCGGGTTTGCCATCCTGACCTTCTTCAACGGCCAACTTTTGTGGCCGGAACTTGTCCACGACTTTGGCAATGGTTGCGTAGAGTTTCGTGGTGAAGTCATTGATGTCTCTGGCCTATGAGTGGCTGGCTGATCATCCTGGTCACAGTGATCTACGCCGGCATTGCCGTAGAGCAGTTTTACAAGGGCAACATCCCGATGGGAATCGTCTACGCTGGCTACGCCGCAGCCAACATTGGGCTGTATATGGCCGTTTAACGGGGTCAGCAAAGCCGCGCTGACATGACAAAAGTGGAATAATCATGTCATGGCCAATGTCAAGCAACAATTAGAGACGCCTTCACTACCGAGTCTGGGTTATCCATCAGAGGTGTATGACCGCCGGAACTTGAACGAGAACAACGGCGCACTGAACATTTTTTCCAGAAAACTGACTTCCGTGCTTGGCTCACTGTTTGGGCCACGGGGCGGCAAGTTTATGAACAATCCGCACGGGGCGTTTCAGGACTCAACCGACCAGACGGCGGCCAACACCACCACGGCCTATGCCGTCACATTCAACACGACAGACTTTAGCAATGGCGTGACAATAGCCAGCAACAGTCGAATCACAGTGGCCGACAGCGGAATCTGGAACTTGCAGTTTTCCATTCAGTTTACAAATACGACAAATTCGTCTCAGGATGTGGATGTCTGGTTTCGGGTCAATGGCACAAATGTGGCCAATTCAAACAGCAGATTTGGCTTTGCGCCCAGAAAAGGCGCTGGAGATCCGTATCACATCATTGCGGCCATAAATTACTTTGTGAGCTTGAATGCGACTGATTATGTGGAGATCATGTGGAGGCCAACCGACATCGGTGTTCAAATTGAGCAGTACGCTGCCAGCGCCAGCCCCACACGGCCAGCAGTGCCATCGGCCATCGTCACGATGAGCTTTGTGTCCAACCTAC